ACTTCTGCTGGTGTCCAACCTCGGGGAGCGAGGTCGTGCTTGAAATTCTTGACAAGTTTAGTGATGTACGGCCCGCAGGCCACATTGAGTAGTGGTGGTGCCCCTTGGATGAAGCGTGGATCCGACCACAGGGCGTTATGGAACACTCTCCGAACCGAAAGTTCCACCTTGATAAAGCTCGAGGCTGTTGGTCTCGGCATATCAGGTTTCTCTTCGTGGAGTTGCCTCTCAAGCGCACGCTTGGCTGGCGTGTGCTTGGCGATCCATTGTTCAAAGTCTTTTGGGCGTCGAACCCTCCTGACTAAGTTCAGGATCCGTGTCACATAATTAGCTGTGGCGCGCCAGGTCTTGTTAACCGTCTTCTCGATGCTAGCCGCCGGGACTAGCTTTGCCACCCTACCGAACATGGAGATACGTTCGTTATGGTGACATTTTCGATAACAGTGGGCTACAAAGCCGCTCACACCCCAATAGCGGCGGCCTCCAAAACCTGGCTTGCACTTACACTCACCCCACTTAACCTTGAATCTCCTGTCGGTTTGGATCTTCTTAATTGGGCGGTGCTCTAGGCATATATCGGTCTGCACCGTTGACCGGACCTGTCGTGGTCCGGGCACCAGTGTCGTGAACTGTGACAACATGTTTAACATCATACTGAGGCTGGTTCCTAAAAATACGTGGCTTAGCATAATTATGAAATTCCAGCTGATGTGTATACATATCGAATACAACAGATCGATTTGTGCTAGATAGAAGTGTGCGAGTAAGCGCATGAGAAAGTTGATCGAGCCCTGACGAACCGAAATGCAAGCAATGCGTGATTCAATCAAGGCGATCAACAGGGTTGGTATCAAGTCGAGCCAATTCGTGCTGTCGAGGGTAGGGAAGTACATGTCCCAATGACTGTCTTCATTGAGTTGTTCCCCCGCTACGTCGACGAGCATGTGGCCTGATCTTTTAACCAGTTCTTCGAAGATTGGCAGGAAAAATATGTGGATAAGCAGCGCAAGGGCTAGCGCCGCCACCACTGTTTCCCCGCGTTTCGAGAAAGGTTCGATCGCTTCGTACTGTTCCAGACGACGGACCGGCGTTCCTCGGATTCGGGCGAGGTCGCGAAGAGTGACATAGCGAATGAAGTGATTTTGGAAGACATCACGTGTTTCACTATTGTCGAACGTAAGGTGCATGGCAGTTTGGCTGCGCTCTGCGATGCCTAAGCGCATACCATCCGCACAAACTTGAGAGACGATCTCAAAGAATTGGCGTTCGTCGCCTGCCAAGGCGAGCTGCTCGTGCAGCTTTTCCTTCCGTCCAATGTTGCCCACCATGCTCGCGACTGCGAACTTGTCGGTTCGCTTTGTTGGGTCTTTGCCGCAAGGCAAAACCCATGTGCCAGCTGCTTTAGCTGTCATGTCACGTATGATGCGGGCTACATTCTCCGCGGCTTTCACCCGTTTCTCTTCGGGCGTGAGGACCTCCTTTGGTGATCCCTTTTCACCATCCTCACGGGTGCCAGCGTCCTTTTTCTTTTTCTTTGGACGCTTGCAGTCGGAAGCAAGGTGACCCTTCTTCCCACAGTTATAGCATTTCCGTAGCTTGTCTTTCGACTGCTTGTCTGACGAGGACTTGGATTCGCTATTCCGTGATGAAGATTTTGATGTGTCTGGGGTCGACGCTTCTTGCTTCCTCTCCAACTTCTTTTGCTTTCTCGATTTACGACGTGGCTTACCATCTTTAGGCTCTGATGGTTGCTGTTCCTTTGCCTTCGTCTCCTTTTCGGCGGGAGGTTTGGCTTTGCGGGAATTCTTCCCATTGTGCTTGGCCTCCATCTCCTTTTCGGTAGGAGGTTTGGCCTTACGGGAATGATCAGCGGCGACTTGTCGCACGAGTTTTGGCTTCCGCAGCTCGGCGGGCATGGCTTTGGTAGCTGGTCCTTGCATAGGATCAGGTCCGTCGCTACCGTGACGGTTTCTATGGTCTCCCTTAGTTCCCAGACTCCCGAATTGAATCGGCGTGGGGGTCTGGGTTGGGGACCGAACAGGAATGAATACAGAATTCAAACCCGGAAGTGGCAAACCAAAATACGCTTGTAAGTTCGTATTAGATTTAG